GAGAGGTAACTACTAAGGCTCACTCTGCTGAGACACCCCTCTGAGGCAGTAGGGCTGATCTTTGGCGAAAGTGAGGTAGTAGAGCTTACTAACACTGCTGCTGACCCATCAGCTAACTTTGAAGTTCACCGCCAAGAGATTCTCAGGGTTATTATGGAGTATGATGACCCTCAAGATGTCACACTTTGGCACTCCCACCCATCAGGTGGTGTGGGACCAAGTCGAATCGATATGCAGCAGAAGATACCGATGGCTAATCATCTTGTACTTGCTCTTGTTGAGGGCGAAGTTATTCCGACTTGGTATTAGCATTCCTCGCGCTTATGGTAATATGACCATGGATGTCTTCCGACACCATGATTGGGCTCAAAATGACTTGGATAAAGAAACTCTGGCAAACCAGTATTTTCTTTCCGCTGACGCTTGAGCGAAGCTATGTAAATGAAACCATCGCTTTACTTTTTCATAGGTCTGCGGCCCTACTTTATTTTCTCTATGCCATCTGGGGAGTTAGTACTACGTTTGGGGGAATCCCGACACTTATACGAATTAATGGTGATACTTGGCAAGTGTTCTTTAGTTTGCTAATAGCACTTACTTCTCTTCCAGCCTTTGTTGGGGCATGCTATTTTCCGCGGTTGAGCAGACTTGAACTATTTGCCATTAGTAGCTTTTCATCCCTAATCTTTATCTACATCGGGGTACTAATAGTTTTGGCCTTTCACGGTGACACTGCACGCTTTGCTGCTATTCCCCTGATTACCTCCCTCGCCATTATTCCGCTCTCACGAATCTTCTTTATCTATACAAAGCTTATAAAGCAGGCAAAGGACAAGGTTGATGAATAGTCTGCGTAAACTGCGAGACGCGACAGTATTTAAGCCAATAAACCCAGATGATAACTCCAACATCATCCTTGCAACCCTTTACCACCGAAGTGCAGCAACACTTTACCTGGTTTATGTTGTGTGGGGGGTTGTATCATTCGCTCAACTTGTCCCAACTCATTTTATCGAACAGGGTTCATTTTTCCAACAAGTCTTTTCTACGGCAGTTACTTTTGCAGCATTGATCGCGATGTGTGGAGCTCTGTTTTTCCCGAAAACGGGACGGTTTGAATTATTTGCTGGTAGTACAGTGGCTATTCTTTTTTTGCTTTACATTGTTCTTATTTTCATCGCGGTGTTGAATGGGGACACTGACAAGCTGCCAACGCTAGTATTTGGTGCTAGTCATCTTGTGGTTCCAATCTCACGCACTATCTTTATCTACCTTACATTGATAAAGACAGCATCTCGGGGGAGCTAAAGCATGGATGTCTTTCAACTTCTTGGAACTGTAGGTGGAGTTCTTGGACTTTCAGCCGCAGTACCTACTATTATTCTCTTCCTACTTGGTAGGAAGGGGGCCAATAAGAAGCTCGAAATTGAACAGGGCGCTCTTACTGTAGATCAATTTAATGCCGCTCTTCCAGCATACAAAGATCTTTTGAATAGGGCAGATGCTGCTGCTAAAGTAGCTAATGACGCCGCTGCGGTATCTCAACTTGCTGCCCGTAGCGCTTTAGATGAATTGCAGACATACAAAGCAGAACGTGAAAGTATACTTTCTGAGGTGAAAGAATTGCGACAGGCCAAAGAAGACCAAGGCGAAGAACTCACAAAGACCAATAGTAATCTAGAGAAGCTTCGAGCTTTATTTACTAGTTATGTCGCTCGGGTTGGCATCCCGCTTACTCGAGAAGAAGAGGCGATCTTCGAGGATACTAAGCCAATTCTCCGACGAGCTCGCCGCAAGTAAAGGAAGAAGATATGAATCCCAAGCCTCGTAACGGGTACGTCCCGAATGACGAGTTGACCACGGTCCAGGGTTTTCCTGGGGCAAAAGATACCGCGGCTATCGTCGAACGAATCCACAACGACTCGGGTGGTAAGGTTGTCCTCGCGCAGGGCGCTCCCTTCTATCGCTCGTTCTTCGTTCAGGGTGACATGCATGTTCACCCCGCCCTCTACAACCTCGACCATGGCTCAAGTATTCGACTTGCGGCTGCTGGTTCTTCCAGTCATGGCTTCGGTGACCGATTCGACGTTTCGACCAACAATGGTGGCCGAGACTGGATGATCGCCAATGGGCCTAAGTATGGGCTTGTTCGCGAGTTCGGTGCTGCCGATCCTGGGCACTGGATGAACCCACATGAGACCTGGCCGGGGATTCCTGCAGCATCCACACCCGCATCTGGGTTGAGCCTCGAGCAGGCTCACTTGGTGGGTACTTACCTCAATAGTCGGGCCGCTTCGGTGGGTCAGCACACAACCGATGCCGGCGACCATGATGCATGGCGCGGCACTGGGGTTGTTGGCCCTAACTACTGGACCCTGGTTCAGGCACTTGGCGCTGCTGATGGTCTCTACCCGCAGCCTGCCTACAAGATCGATGGTAAGCCGGGGCCTAAGACCCTCTCGATTGAGGTTCACTACCTCGCCATTGCTCAGGGTGCCGATGGTACCCCGCCGATCACCGCACCAACTCCTCCGCCTGCTCCAGCTCCTGCTCCGGCACCTGCTGCTGAGTCGGATGAAGATATGGTTCGCCGAATTGCTCGGTACCTCAACGGGCGAGTACTGGGCAATGACTCCTCTGCTGCAAGCAATGGGGTTCGTGGGCCAGTTTACTGGATGGAAATCCAGCGCGCAGGTCGTCAAGATGGTCTCTACGGTGCAGGCTACGTCATCGACGGGAAGCCTGGGCCGAAGAGTCGCGAACTGGAGCAGCACTACAGCCAGGTCGCACCTCACTAAGGAAAGGTAAGACAACATGTGGACACTCGCATTTTGGAAGGGGTTGGGTGAACGTGCTATCAAGACGTTCGCTCAGTCCGGAGTTGCTGCAGCCACTGTTGGTGTAACTGGGAATGCCATGGGCGTTACCGACATCAACTGGCTGCAGGTCCTCAGCATTGCAGCTCTCGCTACCATTCTCTCGGCGGCAACGTCGATTGGTAACGCAGACTTCACTGCTGGAGTCAGCACCAAGGCAGTTAAGTGAACCAGGTTGACTCGGTTGGTGGGTATGCAGTACCCGTTGATCCGATGGATGACCTGCAGTGCGACAGCTGCCAGTAGGTAATCGCTGAGGGGTCCGGGGCATTCTACGCCTCGGGCCTCTCGGCCTAACTTGAAGGGATGCATCATGGGCGTGGACAAGAATCCCCATTCGGAGTATGAAGGTGGCGGCGTAATGCCGAACACAGTATTCCCAAAGGGCTCGGACGCAATTACCGCGAGCGATGCTTTGCGACTTATGTCTTTGACTGGGCAGGAAACTGATTCCCAGGCTCAGATCGACCCTTACTTTTGGAGTGGTACTTCTATTCTTGATGCTAAGCCTACTTTCGAGGCACAGCGGGCAGATGCCCAACGCCGAGCCAAGTTGTTACAGGATATCGCGAAGAAAGAGCAGCTCCGCTATCGCCCAACTCGCCGGCCGAATGGGTACAATTACTAAATAGGGACGCACCTGCACGGATGATATGATCGTCTCCAAATCGCTCGTTGCACTTGCGACGGGCAATCACATGATGAACGAAAGGAGTTTACCATGCAGCTGCCAGATGGCAAGCTCTTCCGCAAAGACAAGTGGTTTGAGCAAACTGGATACACTCCACATGAGGGTCAAGCGGCAGTTCATTATGACAACACTCGTAATCGCGTCCTCTCGAATGGACGACGATGGGGTAAGTCTATGCTTGGTGGCAAAGAGATAGAAGGCCTCGCGTTCATCAAGAACTGGCGCGGTGAGCCCATGCGCGGCTGGATTATTGGACCGGAATACACTGATGCAGAGAAAGAGTTCCGCATTGTTTATGACACGTTCAAGAAGCTTGGTATCGATCAAATCTCAACTAAGTTCCTAAGCAATACTGAGAATGGCAATATGCACATTGCCACTAACTGGGGATTTGATCTTCAGTGCCGATCTGCCCGACACCCTGAAAGCTTGGTTGGAGAAGGCCTTGACTTCGTACTCCTTGCAGAAGCAGGTAGACATCGCCGTCGCACCTTTACAGAGTATGTTCGACCTGCTCTCTCTGACAAACGTGGAATTAGCATTATGTCGGGGGTACCGGAGGATGCTAGCGAACAATCCCTACTCTACTGGGGTTATTACCGTGGACTCGACATCACCAAAACTCAGTGGAAGTCCTGGCGGATGCCCTCCTGGACAAATACGGTGGTTTTCCCCGGAGGAAGAACTGATCCTGAAATCCTGGAGGCAGAAGACGACCTAACCGAGGATGAGTTCCGCCGGCAATATGGCGGAGAATTTATCCTTCGTCGTGGCCGCGTCATGAAAGAATGGGACGATGAAGTCCACATTCGCAAGATCGAGTACAACCGCGACTGGCCTCTTTATGCTGCAGTCGACTTTGGGTATACCAATGACTGGGTTTGGCTTTGGATTCAAGAAGACCCGATGACTCACAATGTCTATGTCATTGGCGAACATCGATTCAAGCTTCGTGATACTGAAGACATTGCTCGTACTGAAATTCTCCCACACGTACTGACTCAGAAATTGGTGGCGATTGACCCTGCCGCGCCTGATGATGCCGCTATTCTTCGACGAGTCCTCGGGGTACCGACAAAGGGTAACACAGGTGGAGAAATCAAGATCCGCCTGCAGTTGATTCGTTCCGCTCTAAAGCAGCGCCCAGAAAGCTTGCCAGATGGTCATCCTGAAAAGCAGGCGGGATTGCTTATTGATCCTAGCTGCCATCGACTAATCTGGGAGATGCGAGAAGGCTACCGGTGGCCGGAAACGCACAATGATATGCGTAACAACAGTGAAATTCCCATGGATAATGATAACCATGGACCTGAGGCACTGGGACGGTTCTTCAAGGGACATATGGAGCAGTTCTCATCTTCAGGCATTCGATCCAGTCGCCAGGGGTCAATTAAGCAACTTAGGAGACGCGCAGCATGAGTAGCGACTACAACCAGTGGTCAACGGTTCGACCCTTCTTCGATAACACCAGTGCTCCGCTCTGGGTACCGCCTGAGGATCGAGACCGCCTTCAGTCGTACCTCAAGTACGACCAGATGTATTGGAATGACCCTCGCCAATATCCCCTGCGCGTGCTCGAGGGGGAGCAGCCGATTTACATCCCGAATGCACGGATCATCGTCGACACAACTGCGTACTTCTTGCTCAAGGGGCTGAAGATCACATACGATGGTAACAAAGATGGTAAGAAGTACCTCGAAGACTTCCTGAAGCGCGAGACTTTCTACTCCAGTTTTGCTACCGCAAAGCAAGCGGGAGTTGCACGAGGTGACTTCGCCTTCCACATGACGGCGAACCCTCGTAAGGGTCCCGGGTTGAAGATTTCGCTGAACACCATTGACCCCTCGATGGTCTTCCCCATCTACGATGACGATGAGCCTGACAAGATGGTTGGCTGCAGCATTGCGGTGCAGTACATGCTAGATGGGCAGAAACGACTTCGTCGATTGACTTACCGAGTTATAGAAGATGAGGCAAGCGAAACACCTATCCGCATTAGTCGTGAAGAGGGCATCTATGAGCTCTCGAATAACTGGTATGGTAAGGAAGCTGCCAAGCTAATCAAGCAGACCATTCCGAAGGGTCTTCTGGATGCTCGAATCACCTCGATCCCCATTTACTGGTTCCGCAACCGAAGCTGGGATGGCGAAGACTTTGGGTCAAGCGAACTGCGGGGTGTGGAGGCGATCCTGGAGCAGGTATCGCAGGGTTCAACTGACGTCTCAGCCGCTCTCTCACTAGAAGGCCTTGGTGTCTATGCCACAGATGGTGGCCGACCGGTTATGGATGATGGCGCTGGTGGGGTAATTGAGACTGACTGGGAAGTTGCACCTGGGCGAGTCATGGAAGTTCCCTCCGGGGCTTACTTCCGCCGAATTGAGGGAGTTCACTCGATTACGCCAGCGACTGACCAGATCGATTATCTCGAAACGAAGGCCCACGAATCGGCTGGACTAAATGAGATTTCCCTAGGTAGCGTTGAAGCGCCTACGGCTGCATCTGGAATCGCGCTTGCAATCAAGTTCATGCCAACTCTTGCAAAGCTCGAGGTTAGAGATCAACATGGCATTGACGTTCTCACTCAACTTTTCTATGACTGGAAGACTTGGGTTGAGGTCTTTGAGCGGAAAACACTGGACGGCGATATTATTCCAGTTATCGGGGATAAGCTCCCGACCGATCGAGTTGCCAAGCTCAATGAACTTAACAATATGATGGACCGCAAGGTTATCTCTGCTGCCTACTACCGCTCCGAGATGGAAGCGCTGGGGTACAAGTTCCCGAGTGATGCAGTTATGGAACAGCAAATCGCCGATGATGTGGCACGCACTACTCCCACACCGCAGCCGACAACTGACCCTAATGCTGCGCCCCCAACCGATCCGAATGCTCAGGAAGTAGCTCCGCCTGACCAAAACGTTCTACCTGATGGACAAGCCGGGAAGGCTAAAACCACCCAGGGGAATACGCTGCCGACAACTAATCGCAGCAATAACAAGAACCGCCCCAACGAAAGCGCGGGCACCGAAGCAGTACAAAAGGCAACAAAATAGACGCGGGATGCGTAGAAAACAGGTTACCAATGCTAAAGCAGCACAACTGGTTCGAACTTCTTCCTTTGGTTATCTTCGGAGCTGAAGGCGAACCCGAACCGAAGACAGGCGAACAAGGGCAGGAAGAAACCCCCAAAACTGAAGAAGAGAAGCCGAAGGAAGGCACGGGAAGTGCTGCTGGCGGATCTGAAGAGGATGAAGAGGATGATGCCAACGACCCGAAGACTGCAGGCCTGAGGTCAGCACTCCGTAAGGAACGTGCCGAACGAAAGGCCCACGAGGCAGAGCTCAAGGAACTCCGCAAGGAGCGAGAAGAGCGCGAACTCGCTGACAAGTCTGAAGCCGAGAAAGAGAAGATCCGGGCAGATAAGGCGACCGAGAGGGTCACCAAGCTTGCCACTGGACTTCTCAACGACAAGCTCGACTCGGCAATTCGCGCTGCTGCTAAGGACTTCATCGATCCCACCGATGCAATTGCTGGTGTGGACCGAGAAGCTCTCGTTTACGAGCAGGACTCTGATGATCCTTCTAAGATCACGATCGACGCTAAGTCGATTGAACGGGCAGTAAAGGCAGTCGCAACTGCGAAGCCTCACTTCCTGAAGACGGGCACTGATGATGGCGAGAAAACTGGTAGCCAGTTCGGTGGAACTAAGAAGACTGAAAGTACTAAGGCGGATGACCTCCGCGCACTGTACCCGGGCCTTCGCTAATCCACTAAGTCCATCACTCCAACAAACAGAAAGGCAATACAATGGCTCGCTACGATAAGTACGAACCGCTGTCTGGAGGCTTCCGCGCGCACCTTGCGTCTGCGCTGACGCTTACGGGCGGCAGTATCGGACCTGTCGGGGTCTCGCTGAATGCTTCCGGCCTCGCGGTCGTCGGTACTGGCGGTCAGTCCGGCCTGGTAGGTGTCCTCGTGAAGAATGCTTCACGTGGCCCTGTTACCCAGTTCCAGACGGACCCCAGCGCGGGAATCCCGAACGCCTATGCACCGATTGGTGCTCAGGCCGGTGACGTGGTTGACATCATGACCTCGGGAGAGATCGTCGACCTCGACATCACTGCCTTCCCGGCAGGAACTACCATGTACACGCACGCTGATGGCAGTATCAACGCCACCGCCACCGCAGGTACGAAGATCGGCTACACGGTCGAGGCGGGACGCCTCGTCGTTCGGGTTGCTCCGTAATCCGGCTGACGACACCCACACCCACTAAGACACGAAAGGGAATAGATCACATGAGTAAGCAGATCACTCCTGCCGATCAGCTGATCGCGTGGCTTCTCGACGAATCCGAAACTTCCCTGACCCTCTTCGGTCAGGAAAATGGATTCAATGAGCGAGCTGACGTTATCGTCGCTGCAGATGGCACGGACCTCAACGAATTCTGGCAGGAGGTGCAGGACACCGTTGCTCTTCGAAACTCGTATCGCACGAGTCTCATCAACGCCCTCACCTACCCGGTCACGAACTACGTTGAGGACGTCACGGTACCGAACGACGTCGACTTCGAGGAAGCCTCGGAGTACGGTCAGCCGGTCGGTATGCGATCCAACGCAGTCCGCATCTTCCGCGGCTTTGACTTCAAGTTCTACGACCTCGCGGTTCGTTACACTTGGATGTTCATCGCCGAGGCGACGCAGGCTCAGCTCCGGCAGAACAACAACATCGCTCTCGAGGCAGACACGAAGCTTGTCTTCCGTAAGGTGATGCAGCGCCTCTTCAACCCGCTCAACTCCACCGGTTTTACGGAGAAGAACGAGCCGATCCAGGTTTACACCTTCTACAATGGTGATGGCGAGGTGCCTCCGCCCTACAAGCAGAACACCTTCACCAGTGGCCACAACCACTACCTGGTCTCGGGCGGCGCTTCGCTCGTTTCTGCCAACCTCGACACCATCGAAGCTGCGCTCTATGAGCACGGCTACTACATGGCGAACGGGTACACCTCGGTCCTCTGGGTGAACCGCCAGGAAGCACAGATCATCCGCACGTTCCGCGTGCTGACCGGTGCTCTCTTCGACTTCATCCCGAATGCCAAGAACAACAATGGTGGCTACTGGCTGGCCAACAAGCAGGGTGAGTACCTCGGTGCTCCTACGGGCGAAGTGCCCGGGGAAATCGGGACCTACGGCCCGTTCCACATCGTCGAAGAGGGCTACATCCCTGCCGGCTATGTGGTTGCAGTCGTGACGGGTGGAAATGACAACATCTCCAACCCCATCGGTCTGCGCCAGCACAGCAACCCTGCATACCAGGGCCTCAAGGTAATCCCGGGCTCGCGCTCGGATTACCCGCTGCTCGACTCGTTCTACCGTCGCGGGGTTGGCACTGGTATTCGCCACCGCGGTGCGGGCGTGGTCATGCAGATCAAGGCATCGGGCTCGTACGCAGTGCCCGCTGCTTGGGATCCGGCCAACGGCTAGTAGTTAGCCAACATCGGGCGGGGTAGTCATATATTGGGCTGCCCCGCCTTCCCCACGAATCACAAGAAGGAGTAGGAACAATGGCAAAGCACGAACCAGTTGTCTTCGAGGATTCTCGGGGCAACAAGATCAGCAACGACCCGGTCTGGCTCGCAGAGCAGACCCTCAAGAATGCCAAGGCTGCCATGGGGGCAGAGGACCCGACGGCCTCGGCTCAGGGGACCGACAAGAACAACGAGCTGATCGACACCAGCCCGTACGCAGACATGGATGGCAAGGCGCTCAAGGCCGCGGCTTCCGACAAGGGTGTGGACATCACCGGGCTCAAGACCGTTGGTGAGGTTAAGGCCGCTCTCATCGCCTTCGACGAGAAGACTGCTGCTGACGCCGAAGCCGCCAAGGCTGCACCCGCTGCGAGTTAGTCATGGCGACCAACGAGTCGGTCTCAGAACTTAGGGTTATGCTGGGGGAAAGCATTCCAACCGGCGGCTCTGAGACCGACACGTTGTTTACTGACGTCCAGATTGCAGCTTGGGTCGATGGTACTAAAACATTGAACTACGCTGCTCTGAAGGGCTGGGAAGCTAAGATGGCTTCCTTCTCGAACTTGGTCACAGTAACCGACGGAGCTGCCATGCGACAGCTGAGTGACCTGATGACACATGCTCAGCAGATGATCGCATACTACAAGACCCAGATTCGCGGCGCAGGCCGCACGACCGTTGGGAAGATCGTTAGGTCATGGACGCCATAGAACTTTTGATGCGACGACGCAATGTTCACGAGTTCATTCGCGCCGACAAAATCGAAGTGGTGTTCACCCGCAAAGCGGCCTCAGTTAAGACAGATGCGGGCGGTTATACTCCAGGAGCCCCAGAAACCCTCGAGCCTCAAACCGTCCGCATCGTCTTGAATAAACGACGCTTTAATCGAGGTATCGTAAACAGTGAAGCTGGTGACATCCCACACACTGACTACCTTCTGATTGGCGACCATAATCTTGACATTCAGGTAGAAGATCGATTTGTCTACCAAGGTGACAATTATCACATTGTTAACCTCTTCGACTCACGCACTGAATCTGTTCTCGCCAGCATCGACTTGCTTGGGAAGGATAATCGTGCCTAGCAGTTTTTTGATTGACGATGGTATTATCGTTTGGTTCGATGGACCTGAGTGGGATGATGTTGCTACTAAAGTCTTTCAGGATGCGGCCGATGATGTCAAATCAACAGCTCAGACTGATGCTCCCTGGGCTGACCGAACTGGTGAAGCTCGCAAGGGAATTGATACTGATGTCGCAGAAAGTAAAGGCGACATCGTACTAACTCTTTTCCATACGGTTGACTATGGGCTTTGGCTCGAGGTTATTCAGAGTGGCCGATTCGCAACCATCATGCCTACACTTGAGCAGAAAGCTCCGGTAATTCTCGCTCGGGCAGTTGACGAGATTAGTAAAGCAAGGCAGGGGCGGAACTAATGACTCAGCGAACTTGGGTATATGCCCAGCTTACTACCTTTCCGGGGCTCATCGCTCTCATTGGTGACACTAGCCCTCGAGTTTTTGCCAAGAAGAGTATGACTTCAGCAATTGAAGCTCACCCTTTCATCGTGTACAAACTGGGTAACCGGACAAATAACAACCTGGCCGAGGATACAGATTCTCACACTCAGTTTATTGAGGTTTGGTGCCACGACTACTCAGATGGTGAAACTGCCGATTACATGCAGATCGATGCAGTACTTGAGCAAGTTCGTCTTGCATTTCGACTTCAGAGTTCGCCAGAGGATGGCATTATCGCGGTGCAGTACATCGAGACAAGCCAAGACCTCAATGATGAAACCCTGAATACCGTGATGAAGTATTCGCGGTTCCAACTAATAACAAAGGAAGAGTGACATGAGCAAGTTCATTAAGTACACCGGCCCTGACGATGCTCGCACCCTGGGCACGGATGACCTTTCGCGCCATGCTGGTGTGGAGAAGTTCGAAGAGGTCACTTTCGACAAGGGCGTTTCAGTCGAGGTCGATGATGCTGTCGCCGATGCTCTGGCAGCCGCACCTGAGGTTTTCGGTACCTTCGAGCTCGTGACCAAGAAGGACGCGCTTGCCGAACAGGCGGCGAACGATCAGCTGATTTAGCGCGCGCATCATCAGGAGTTTCACCTGGGAATTGCTAGGAGATATCTAAAATCGCCTCGCGCATTACGCGTGATAAATTACCCGATGAAGCACAACAAGTTCTTAGAGGGCCGCAGAAATGACTCAGCTTCGATGCCCGAATAACCTCTATGGGGTTACCTCGGATGATGCCACCGGGACGGTGGAAGTCAAATGTAAACGACGAGGTTGTGGTTATGCCCCCGGAGTGATTGTACTCCACACCCTGTCATTACAGACGGGGCAGGTAATATCCACTCGGAGGTTCCGCGAACCTTCACTAGAAAGGAATTGAACCATGACTCTCGCATCATTCGCTCTGCCGTTCGGTCTGCGGCAGGTGCTCCTCACTCCGATTCTTGCGGATGGGACGCTGGATACGACCAACTCGAAGATGCTTCCGGCATCTCGAACCTTCACATTCAAGGTGAATCAGACGTTCGCAACGCTCGACGGAGATGATGTCACCATCGCTTCCCACGGTGGCGCAGGTACGGTTGCCTGGGATCTTGAGGGTGGCGGTATCTCGCTCGACATCTACAAGATTCTCGCCGGCGGTACGATCGCTTCCACTGGCACCACGCCTGCTGTCGTCCGCAGCTTCACCCAGCTTAACACTGACTCTCGCCCGTACTTCCAGGTCAAGGGTCGCGCCATCTCTGACTCGGGTGGTGACTTCGCTTGTGAGGTCTTCCGCTGCAAGGCAGATGGCTCGCTCGATGGTGAACTCAGCAATGGCAACTTCGCTCTGACCAAGGCTTCTGGTACTGGTTTCGGCGATGCCTCTGGTGTTCTCTACAAGTTCAGCCACGAAGAGACTGCCGTTCCGCTGGTCGCTGGGGTCTAAGCAATAACTTGCGGGCGGTGATCTTGAAAGCATGCGGTTGCCGCCCGCAAGAAATTGCAGGGTAACGGGGGCTGTTGCGTGATTTGTATGCACGATATAGCGTTAGCGCTATTCGTGATTCATACGAAACGTGCAATGGACCCTGATTCCTTGCTTCACAACGAACACCTAAAACAGATCCCCGAGAGGACCGAAAAATGGCTACAAGCAAGCAGGTAAAAGAAGCCGAGATGCTGCGAATCTCCTCCATTGGAGATTTCAAAAAGCGCATGGGCGGCATGATGGAACTCCCATCTGGAGCGGTCGTGCGGGTCAAGAACCCCGGCGGACTCCAGGTCTTCCTTCAGTCTGGGCAAATCCCAAACGCCCTTATGCCAATCGTCCAGCGGTCGCTCAAAGGCGGCCAGGGTGTGGATGCCGAAGAGGTAATCAAACCCGATGGCAGTATTGATCCAGAGATGGTCGATGCAATGGAAGTCATGCTCAACAATGTTGTGCTAAAGACGGTCATTGAACCTGAGGTTCATCCCATTCCAGATGACGAAGCAGATCGTGATGAAGAGCTGCTTTACGTTGACGAATTCCCCATGGAAGATAAGCAGTTTCTAATGCAGTGGGTGTCCGGAGGTACACGAGACCTCGAGACGTTTCGTGCAGGACTTGAGTCGAATCTGGGTACTATTCAATCGCTCACAAAGTCTTAGAGTAACACCTAGTAGCATCATAGGTCTCACATCGGGCAGTTACGAAGCATACTGCTTCGATGAAGTGGTCTGGTACGCAGGCATTACAATTCAAGGGAAGCTTGAAGAGGCTGGCATAAAGAAAGAGTCTGAGTCGCTTAATATCGAGGCTGCGCGCAAGAAAGTACTTGCGGACTTCCTGGGAGAAAAGGCAACTGGAAC